TATTTCCTCGTCGGCTGGTAGTCGGCCACAACAACGGGTATTGTAAAATCAATGCCGTTTTTGCCATATCACTCCCCCTCTGACGCTTCTGCACCATACTCGCCAATCAGCCTCATCACCGCACGGGCAGATGGTGACATTTTCGGACTGTCAGTAACGGCTTGTAGCTGGCTCGGCAAGCCTCCATCCCACTCAGCCGAAAGATAAGCGATATAATGAAAAAACAGTGCTTGTTGATCTGCACCGAAGTGACAAAAACACTCGGCAAGCTCTTTTGGTGTTGGCGTAACATCAACTGTAGTGACTCGTTTAATCGGCATGCTCACACCTCCTCTGGCGGGGCTGGCAGTGGCATCCATCCAGTGTGCTGGTTGTCCATAAACCCTCCATTTGCTCTCTGCGCTATTTTTGCGCGAATTGTTCTCTACTACCTACGTGTGCCATGCTAACCGTTAAACCTTGGTGCCGTTTTGGGACGATTCAGCCGTAACCTGACAATCGAACCACATCAAAAAAAGAAGACAACAGACAGCGTGTGACAGGTGATGCTTGCCAGACTCAGGGTCGAATATCTCCCCACTCATCCACGCTGAGATATGGCGCATAGCCGCTGATCCATATCTATCTTGCGGGTCAGGCACCCGCTGCCAGTTGTATTCCTCGTATTTTTTTGCGCCAAAGGTCAGCACATCAACAACCTGTTCGACCTGCTGCCACGGCAGTAATGACCACCTGGGCTTGCCGCTATCATGTTTTTTGCCGATAGTGTCGCTCATCTCAACGCCTCCAAAAGAGCTTGCACTTTCGTTATCAACTCTATCCTAATGTCATGATAAGAATCGAATAAGATTTCAATGTCGTACGGCTCCCATCCTGGCAAAGGGTCTTCGTGTTCTGGAAAAAAGAACAGGATTTCTGTCAACGCTAGTCGAGTGTCTATCTCTTTGACGACGTGTTGAAACCTTGGCAATTGCCAATCTAACGCTTGCCCTTTGCTCAACATCGCATTGAAAAGCTTTCTCGTTATCCGCTCTTCCGCCTCTAGGTAAGCATTTGTGCTAAAACGCTTAAGCGGCCTAATAAGGTCTTGAAGATACGCCTCTGCCGCATCATGCAACAAGAACATCAACTGCGCATGAGGCTTGTCGTAACCGTACTTGTATTTCGCTATTTCGGCAACCAACAAACTGTGATGTGCTACTGAATACGGGAACGAGGTGTGGCCATTGTAACGATTGATAATCGGCAAGCTCATTAGCACTTCCATTATTTGCGGCTCAAAGTCCTCGTCAAATGGATCTGCTATTCTTGTTGGCAATATAATGCCGTCTGTTGTTGGCGAATCGTACAGTTTATTTGGTGTCATTGTTTTTCTCCTCTATAAACATGTCTCTCATTGTGATGTACACTATCACAGGCCACAGAAACAAACAGATAAACAACGCAACGTCAAGCGGAGTTGCAACGGTGTCGTCTGCAAACAGAATAAAGCAGATCACTCCGATCAACAAATAGCAAGCAAGCAAAATTAAGGCCGTGTTCATTTATTCCTCCAGTCGTTAAGCAAATCTTCAAAGTTCTCAAACGCCGATTGCAGCGCTTCCATAACCTCTTGCCCAAAGGCAAAATGCAACAACTTACACAATTCCCATGTGATATCAATAATCAAAAGTCCGGTATACCACACAGCTTTGCATAAGAAGTAAGCCGCTGCGACGCAAGCCGTTATCCCCCAATCAATATTGTTCATTGTTCTTCAGTAAGTTAAGGATTGACAGTTGTTTTTTGACTTTGGGATTCCTATACTGATCGCTGTGTTTCTGGTACGTCAGCTGGCCCTCTTCTCGCATGTTGATAAGCTTGTACGTTACCAAGTCAGAATCAACGTCAGGACAGTGTCTTTTCATAACTGATCGGATAGAATCCCCTGACATAGGTTTGGCAGTTATGATCAGGATTTTTTCTTCAATTGTTATCCCTTTTTTAATGTCTTCCATGAATTTCTCAAGCGCGATGCTTGCTGCTTCCTGACTGCCGATCGGCTTGAAGCCAGTTCCGTTACAACATTGACACACTCTCTGGTTCTGCTTAAGGTCGTAAAGGTCTCTTTGTTGTTTATTCATCTTAATCTGTCTCCCTAGGCTCAAAGCATGCGCAATGTGTAGTTAAAGGTCTCTGAATTTTTAAGTCGTATTCAGTGCACCACCTACTTCCAGCAGAATATATAAGGTTCTTGCAATTAGCACATACCTTGTCGTCTTCTTCCGTCTCGAAAAAGTCTGAAAAGTCTTCGTCATATCGTCTCATCTTTAATCTCCTCGTCATGCAAGATGACTGCTGATTGATTCCCAGAAGGATCAGTTTCGTATCGCGTGATCAATACCCTGTAGACGTCTTGCGATTTAAAACCGGGATACAACTCTCTCAACGTGTCGAGCGCCGACTGCCAAGTGTCGTGCTCCCACTCTTCAACAAAATGCTGTGAGTGCAGCCTCAGTACGAACGTCTTCATGGCTTTTCCTTTGATTGATTGTTGGCGCAGGACAATACAACCTAACGCCCTTGTCGTCCAGATTGCTCAAGCACTCTTCAAGATAAGCTGGATTGTGCTCAGGATAGTTGAGGAATATTCGCCGATCGCCGTTCGGCAGTTTCTTAGCGTCCACGTACCCAATTCCCCGACCGCGCCAGGTCTTGAAGGTCCACTTAACATCGCAACATACGCTATGTTGCAATTCTAGGTACCGCATAACTTCCATGTGGTACTGATAAAGCATTTCGTAGTGGTGGTTGAATACGTAATCGACCGTTGCGTGAGGCTTGCCCCAGCCTAACCCGCGCAAAGCGCAACATTCTCTATGTTGCCCTTGTAGCCATTGCTTGGGCAATTGAGGCAATAATTGGTAGTGCCATAGTCTCATGTCAGTAGTTCTCCTGTATTGATGATTGATGGTTGTGTGCTTCCCTACTTCTAAATAAATTTTGATCATTTTGGAACGAAAAGTCAAGCGATTTTTTCGCGCGGACGCGACTTCGCGCAAATCCTACGCTGGCTAGGGTTTGCGGGCGACGGGCGTAAGTCCTAGGAATTATAGGATTTTGTAAATCGCTTAAAAGCGCACGACGCTTGGCGCAATCCCTACGCTGGCTAGGGTTTGCGGGCGACTGGATTTTGAGTGATTCCGAGGGTTTACGCTGGATTCGGATTTCCACGACGTCTACACGACGCCTGCACGACGTTACAAAAAGGTAATAAAAACGAGTGAAAACAGGCGGTTGCCGATTTCCACGACGCGCACGACGCCTAAAATGAGATTGATTCGTTTTTGTATTTTTAAAGAAAAATCGACTTTTTACGCGTCGTGTCCGTCGTGGACTTTCACCGATCGGCGACTGGCTAGCGTTTAAGGTGTGTTTTGTAACGTCGTGCAGGCGTCGTGTTGGCGTAGTGCTCACGTCGTGGATTTTAGAGACAGTTTCTCTTAAACAACACAGCTTATAAGCTTTTAATATTGTCTATTAAAAACCTATAAGCTATTGTTTTAAAGGGGTGCTTTTAAGGGGAGACTGTCGGTAGGCGAGTAAACAGTATTAGTAACTAATGCCAGTCTTCTCTTGACAGTCGATGTCAGTATCGCAATCCACGTATCTTCCAGTTTCCAGGTCGAGCAGTTGACTGCCGATCGCATATCGGTGGTAGTTGGCCACCAGTAGAGAATTCTTAGGCGTAGCAACCAGAGTTAAGCAAGCACTCAGGCAAGCGGCGATTACTAATAAGCAGATAGCTTTCATGTCAGTAGGTCTCCTGTGTTGATTGCGACCCTGCTATGGTAGCCAGGGTCGTTGGTGGTTGGCAGATGGCCGTTAGTCGATCGGATTACCCATCCATCCTTTGGGCTGCTTCTTACCAGTGCCGATCAGCGTCCAGGCTTCGTTTTCCTCGTCAAGCTCAACCCAGAACCGATCTTTGGCATCAGCGTTCTTGAGATTCTCGCGAATCTTGGCACGAATCTCTCCACGCCCCATCTTCAATGCTTTGAAGAGATCAAGCTCAGATACTTGATCGCCAACGTCTTTGAGGCTCGCCTTCAACGTTTCCATGAAGACGTTCTTGCGTGCACCGCCACCTCCACCGCCTGATCGTTTAACAGCCAGGCTCTTGATCGCGCCTTGTACGTCGCTTGGAAGAGTATCGAACATCGCATCTTCGATGAACAGCCCCAGAGTGCCAACTGCTGCTTTCTTCTCTCTTTCGATCCTCTTGGCACGAATCATCGCCCATTGCTCTTTCTCTGGTTTGTCTTCAAAACCAGCAGCAGGAGTGTAGTCGATTGCGGAACAGGCTTCTTGGATAGTCATAGTCTCTTGCATGGTGTCCTCCTTGGACAGTAGACCAGGATTGGTCTTGGTTAAATTCGGTTGGCTCATCCAACCTTGTTAAGAAAAATTTTGATTCATCTCGCATCGAATGTCAAGCGGAAAAACAACTTTTTTTCGTTTTTAATGATTTTTATTTTGCGCTCCGCAAACGATAGCAAACAAAGGGATAGCGGCGAGCAGCAAACCCTATAGGCGCTAGGGATTCGGGGTATGGTGGGGGATGATCCGATCGTCGCCGCGCGGCACTTGTCCACCCGTCACCCGACAATCCTCCACCTAACAAAACATAACCTGAAAATTAACCCCAACCACCGCCACCACAAAACAAGCCTTAAAAACAAAACAAACCTTAAACGCTACACTCACTAGGCCAAAATATCCCTTGACTTTCATCAAGAAACATGCAATAATTTCCTCAAGAAAAAATAAAAGAGCCGTTCGACAACCTACTATCGACAACAACGGCACCAGCAATCGACGGTAGTACAATGAAAGAATCAGATTTAAAGAGCATACGCACCAACTACGACAAGATTGTGCATTTGTTAGAAGAAGCGAAACTGCCTCGTAGTGAAGTGGTAGAACAAGCAAAAAGCATGTTCCCGGACTTCAGCGATCAGAACTTCTATGACAAAGTCATTGGTCCATATGAGATTGAAGTGTATATGGATTCAAGAGGCAAAGGTCTGTCTGTAGAAGAGAGTGCACACAATGCTGAAATTTCTAACTTCGTGCTCAACCAAGCATTGCAAGGACAAGGATTGTCGCTTGAAAGGTTTGTCGCGCTAGTCAAAGCAGAGCTGTTCGCCAAGTCTAAACTAATAATAAACCTTCTCAACGTTATTGAAAAAGCAGAAAGCAACACAGAAGTGAACGCAGCAACTATATTGCTAGAAAAGATTGCTCCTGAGCGCTACGGGAAGGCAGTTTCTGCGGTAAGCGACAAAACGGCGATTGAAAATACGCCTGTCTCGATAAGCTTTACTGTAAGAGAAGAAGATGAACATTGAGCTTTCAGCTCCGCAAGCTGAGGCATATATGTCTACCGCCAAGCAAACTGCGGTTGTTTCAGGTTTTGGTGCAGGAAAGACTGAATTTGCAATGTTTAGATTGATAAGCACCGCTTTAAAGTTTCCTGAAGCAGACTTTTTATATTGTGCGCCTACAATCCCACTAATTAGAGACATTTTGTGGGCGAAGTTGGACGATTTTCTTCCAAAAATAGGCTTAAAGCATTCGTTAAACAAATCAGAATCCATAGTGTACCTGAAAGGTTTTGGAAAGATATTCTGCAGGTCTATGGACAACCCTGAAAGATTGGTAGGCTTTGAAGTGTTAGACGCTTTCCTGGATGAGATGGACATATTGTCAACAGAAAAGGCAATTTCTATGTTCATGAAGGTCAAAGCCAGGTGTCGACAGAAGGTTGTCGATCGGGAAAAGTCCAATGGGAAGCTTGTTTACAAGAAGAATCAGATATTCGTCACTACGACACCTGAAGGTTTTCGTGGGACGTATGAAATTTTCAAAAGAAGCCCGGCTCCAGACACCAAGCTCGTTCAGATGAGTACTTACTCTAACAGAAAAAATCTTCCTGCTGACTACATTGATGATTTGAAGTCCTCCTATCCTCCTCAACTGATCTCTGCATATCTAGAAGGAGAGTTCGTCAATCTGAATAGTCTTGGTGTCTGGGCTTCTTTTGATGTTGAACACAACCACATGTCGACTGAAATTCGACCTGGCGAAACTTTACATACTGGACAGGACTTTAACGTAGGCAGAGGGTGTGCAGTGACTTGGGTTGAGCGTATTTTGCAGCCAGAGCACGAAAAGAACCCCACAAGCCAGCCGCTTAAGGTGTTTGTGGCAGCTCATGAAGTGATCGACACTTTTGACACTCCTGATACGATTCGTGCGCTTAACGACCGTTTTCCTAAAGAGAAATTCGACGATCGTGTTTTGTATCCTGACAATACAGGAGACAACAGAAAGAGTGTGAATGCTACGATTACTGACATTTCTATAATGAAGAGAGAAGGTTGGAGAGTGGTGCAGAGAGCGCATAATCCGCCTATCAAAGATCGAATAACTTCCGCTAACGCAGCTTTTTGTACGGCAGATGGAGTAAGACGAGCGTTTGTAGATACGGAGAAGTGTCCAGTATTCACTGACTCTTTAGTCAAACAGGCGTACGATAGGAATGGATTGCCTGAAAAAGGAGCAACGAAAGGAGATGATGTTACGGACGCGGGAACTTATCCTTTAGAGCACCATTTTCCTGTTAGGCCTAACAAAATGTTCGTTACTTCTGTAGGCGGACTATGATTGCCAAGACCACAAAACTTGTGTCTTCAGAAGACGTTTTGGAAAAACTTAGAGAAGTCATTGTTCTTCCTGAAAAAATAAAATCAGTAACGATCGCTTTAAATATAGACGAGCCTGTAATCATAGACTCTACTTTTTACGCTTTGCCAATAAAAGAGGAAGAAGATGTCGAATAATGTAGATTACCAGCACGCCGAATATCGTGCAATGCTTCCTAGTTGGCAAAAGATGCACGACGCTTGTATTTCTGAGACTCATGTTCATTCCCTAGGAGAAGAGTATCTGCCTAGGCTGGACGAAATGGACGACGCTCAGTATAAAGCGTACACCAAAAGAGCCGAATTTCCTATGTTCGCTAGACATGCTCTGGAAACTTTTCAGGGAATGACAATGCGAAAGCCCATAATCATAGAAGGGCTTGATAGAAATCATGAATTTCTGCAGAATATCGACAGCAAAGGTTCGACGATTGACGTATATGTTTCTAATTTGGTAGAGACGTTCTTAAGGTACAGACGAGCCGGAACATTAGTAGAATATCCTCCTTCAGATCCTAATCAGTCCAAAGCAGACGCAGAAAAGAACAATGTTCGCCCAAGGTTGGCCTTCTACGATCATTCGTCTATTATAAATTGGAAGACAGAAACAAAGAACAACCTTACTGTGCTTAGTCTTGTTGTACTAAAAGAAGCGGAAGACGTCTCTAACGACGAGTTTACGCACGAGTATAAGAATCGTTACAGAGTACTTAAGTTAGAAAACGGCGCCTACTTGCAAGAGGTCTACAATCACAACAAAGAGCTTGTAGAAATTAAGACTCCGTTAAAAAACAACAAACCGCTGAATTACATTCCTTTTGAAATTCATGGAGGAATTAAAGTGAAATCTCCGGCTGCTCTTCCATTAGTAGAGCAGAACTTTCATTGGTACATGAAAGATGCAGATTATCAGCACGGACTTCACTATACCGCATTGCCTACTCCTTGGGTGGTAGGAGTAGATCCTAAAGATCCAAACGCGCCTAAGACTATTGGTCCTCAAAAGCTTTGGATGCTCCCAATAGGAGCTACTTGTGGAATGTTGGAATTCACAGGCAAAGGACTTGGGCAAGTTGCAGCTTCTATGCAAGACACTTTTGCTAATATTGTTCTTCTTGCTTCTCAAATTCTAGTGCCTAAGAGCGCTTACGACGAATCGGCTACTTCTTCTAGTATCAGAAGCGTATCTGAAACCGCAAGCCTTTCTGCAATGGTCAAAGGCTTAAGCGAAGAAATGACCAGAGTAATCAATTGGGCTTGCGAATGGGCAGGATATACAGAAGATAAAGTCCTTTTAGAAATAAATTCAGACTTCATGCCGATGACGCTAAGCGGAGCAGATGTTTCTGCTTATGTGTCTGCTGTGATTAAGGAAGGCTTCAGCAAGCGAACTTTGTTTGAACTTCTTAAGAAAGGCGAGATCATTGATGGCGACAGACAGCTTGAAGACGAGCTTGCTGACATAGAGAAAGAAGCCAAAGACAGGATGGACAAAGAGGTGGAGCTTGCTGACAGATTAGCTGAAAGTTCAGCTAAGTATACGACTAAATTTACGGAAAACCCTGACTCTAAGCAAAATGAAGGACAAGACGCAGCGACGCCAGCGCAAGTAGAAGGAAGAAGATAAACCACCACACCACAGGAGAAGGAAATGTCAGAAATTGATGAGGCAGTCAAAGCTGCAACAGAAGGACTTCTAGCTAAGAACAAAGAGCTTCTTAGGGAAGTCAAAACCGCGCAAGAAAAGCTTTCTAAGTTTTCTGATGTAGATCTTGAAGCACTGAACGCTGCTTCCGAAGAGCTTTCCAAGCTTAAGAACGAAAAGCTTGAAAAAGACGGTGAATACAAGAAAATGTACGAGACACAGAAGGAGCAGAGCGCTAAAGTGATCAAAGATTTAGAAAGCAAAAATCATGAGTTAGTCTCTGCACTGAAGACCACCAAAAAGAAAAATGCGCTTACAACGTCTTTGGCAGAAAGCGGAGTAATCCCTGAACTAATGGACGTTGCTGTAAATACTCTACTAAGCGAAGTTTCAATTACAGACGACGATTCTGTCATGGCAGGTGAAAATCCAGTGTCAGATTTTGTCAAGAGTTGGACAGCTTCTGACGTAGGAAAGCACTTTGTGAATAGCGGAAATTCTGGCGGAGGAGGCAACGGCTCAGCAGAAGGAAGAGTTGATGCCGCTGAGAAGTTCTTCGACAAGAAGAGCGAGAGTTACAACTTGACGGAACAAGGCAAGATCGCTAAAGGTGATCCAGAGCGTTTTAATAGATTGAAAGAAAAGTATAGTTAAGCGGCTTTTAGATAGCGTCTAAAAGTAGCGCGAGATAAGTTTTGTAGGCAGAGCCTGCAAGACGTTCTGCTAGGGGCAGTATCTCTCTTAAAAAGGGGTACTTGCCCCTATTTTATTGTCACTAAAGGAGAACTCAAATGGCTGAAACAAGAATAACTGACGTATACGAGCCGCTTACATTTAATGGGGCGGTACAAGAAGCACAGACGGAGCTTAATCGCTTCATTCAAAGCGGAATCCTCGTAGAAGATCCAGCGCTGACTGAGATGGCGCAAACTGGAGGACGAACGGGTGAAATGCCGTTCTTCGCTCCTCTTGACACTTCTGCTGATCCTAATATCATGTCGGACAATCCGGCAAACCTTGCAACTCCTGGCAAGATTTCTGCTAAGAAGCAGATTTGGTATTCTGCCAATCTTCACAGGTCTTGGTCCACGATGAATCTTGCTCGGGATCTATCGCTTCAAGATCCTATGGCAGCGATTGTGAACAGGGTAGCTGCTTATTGGGCGACTGTCAATGAGAAGCGGCTTATCGCGGCGTGTAACGGTATTCTGGCGGACAACGACGCTAACGACTCCGATGACATGTTCGTAAGTATTTATTCTGACGTTGCGTCTCCTGCTTCTACAAACTACATTAGCGCGGAGGCGGTGCTGGACGCCAAGCAAACCATGGGCGATCATGCAGAAGCGCTGACTACTCTTGGAGTCCATTCTGTTACTTACACCACGTTGCAAAAGCAGAATCTCGTCGACTATATCCCGGACGCAAGAGGAGAAGTAACTATTCCTACTTATCTTGGATATCGTCTCGTTGTTGACGATTCTCTGACTGTTACTGCAGGAAGCAATACTCCTCAGTATACAACCATGCTGTTCTCTCCAGGCGCTTTTTCTCTTGGTTATGGACGCCTGTCTGTTCCTTCAGAAGTTGAGCGCGTAGAGAGTGCTGGTAATGGTGCTGGACAAGACATTCTCCATACACGTGAGAATATTGTAATTCACCCTTATGGATTTCAGTGTCTTGACGCAGGAATTGCAGGAAACAGCGCGACGCTAGCAGAATTGGCAGCAGCTGCTTGTTGGGACCGTGTAGTAGATCGTAAGCAAGTTGGTATTGCTTTTCTGCTGCATAACTAATAAGGCAGACCATGGCGGAGACTAAGAAAAAGAAGACTGTTAAGAAAGAAATGGCGCTCGATCTTAACAGTCTTAATAAGATGGCAAGAGAAGGTTACGAAAGAATCGGCAAGCCTCGTGGCGAAAGATTCAAGCGTAGCTATGTGCGCCAGGAACTGGAGAAGTAATGAACACTGCTGTGATTACGCCTGCAGAGTCTGACAGCTTTCTATCAGACAAGACGTCTTGGCTGGCACTTAGCGAGGCAGAAAAAGAAGGGCACATTGCAAAAGCTAGTGTATACGCGCAAACTCAATGGACGTGTTCTGAAGAAGTTGTCTGGGAAGACGATTCTGCAACAGAAGAAGTAGAAGAAGAAGCAATCCCAGACTTGATTAAAGAAGCGGTAGCTTGGTATGCTTACGCCTCTTCTAAAAACAATCTTTTTGGCGATCCTGCAAACGACGATCCAGCTAAAGGAAATCTTCGCTTAGAGCGAAAGAAGCTGGGAGAGCTAGAAAAGTCTGTAGAGTATTACCAAGGAGGAGCTCAAAAAGGAATAGGAACAGCGAGACACACAGGTTATCCTGATGCGTTAATGCAAGTTTATTGCGAAATGTCGTTTATGGGCGGATCAATCTCATTGGTGAGAACATGAGCTTAGCTGATGAATTTAAAGAAGCTGCAAAAGAGCTTATAGATGAATTCTACTCTGGAGAATACACCTATTTGTTTCCTTCTTCTGAAAGCTATGACCCTAATGACGGCAGCGTGACAAGTCCAGAAACCCCTAAAACGATTCCTGCGGCCAGATACAATATCTCAACAGAGAAAAAGGCGACAATGTCATACTCTGAAGACACTTGTATCGTAGTAATGGCAGGAATTGATCTTGAAGAAGTAGTGCCAGAAGCTGGAGGAGCGGTTGTTTTTCCAGAAGGAACTAGGCACAGAATAGTGTTAGTCGAGCCGGATCAATACGGCGCGGCGTACTTTTTGCACGTAACGAGAACTCCCGATGGCGCTTAGTTTTTCAAGACAAGTAGACCAGGAGTTTAAGAAGTTTGGAGCCCTGGCCAGTAGAGAGATTACTGCGTCAGCGAAAGGCGCTTGGAAGACCGCGGTTGCTGCTAACGATTCTCACGTAACTACTGGAGCTATGCGGTTCAACTGGAAGCTTTCTACAGATAGAAGAAGCTCTTATGTTCCTAAGCGCTTAAATAGGCCTAGGCCTAATGTGCCAAAGTTCAATTTTAGAATCCGTTACGACAAAAGAATTTATCTTTACAACAATATGCCGTACGCATCATTGGCGGAAGACTTGTCTCCAGGAAACATGCTCGCAAAAGCCACCGTGTTTTTCGAGAATGACCTAGAAGCAAGATTAAGAAAACTGAACAGGACTAAGTTATGATTGATTATACTGAATTGAGAAGAACGATAGAAGTGTTTATATCAAGCAACTTTAGCGATGTTCCTGTGCGGTTTGAAAACACTTTCTTAACAAAAGAAGATGAAGAGCACATTTCAATTCTGGATTCAGGAGACTTAACTTCTGAACCTCTTGAAATGGGTATGGGAGCGCCAAGCTTAATGTCTGGCCTATTGACTATAGAGATCTTTACTTACGTAGGAAAAGGCACACAGAAAGCTCGGCAAATTGCATCTTCGTTAGATACTATTTTTAATGACAGTATCGACGGCATCACTTTTGATGAGAGAGAACTAAGATCCGTTGGCGTTGAAAATGATGCCCCATTTTACAAGCACGTTTTAAATGTTCCGTACAAGTATTTTTACGGACAAAATGATTCCAATTAGGAGGAAAGCATGGCTTTAAAGACTAACCCGGTAAACTTTGTGCTCGCACAAAACGCCGCTGTCGTGCTTCATGCTCGCAAATCCAATGAGAAAACGATTCGAGGACTGCAAGGAATGGGTCTTTGTCTCGGATTCACAATGGAGACGCAGACAGTAGCAGAAATGGGCCGGAGAATCGCTCTAGTAGTTCCCTCTGGTGGAACCTACGAAGAGACTTCGGTAAACTATAATTTTATTCCAGGAGATTCGTCTCTGGAAGAGTTCAGAGACGCAGCGATAAACTCTACCAAGCTTGCAGATGTAAGGCTCTATGTAAAGCAAGGTTGTGACTTTTCTGCTCCTGACTTGATTTCAGACCCGGCCTCTGGCCTCTATGTAGGATCTATGTCTGATCCTCAAGTAGACAGTCCTAATGGGCTCTTTACTGGTTCCTTGAGCTACATGCCTGGCGGAGCGTTTGTATTATTTATTGCTCACACAGGCAACACTAATGGAACTAATCTTTCGTACACTGTCGCAACAAGAACGTTCACTTTAGCAGGAGGTGGTTCATTCATCGAAATGGGATTCGAAGTTGGCGACACTTTGATTCTCGACAATGCCGCTGGAGCTGATCCTTATTATCTCAAAGCGGAAGCTGTAAATGCAACTACTTTGGTAGTGGAAGAGGACGTAGGGAACGAGGCTACTCTTGAAGCGGCTGGAGATCTTGCGGCTGGAATTGCTTCTACTGAGCTTCATGGCGCTACTCCTCTAGTAGTTTCTGGCTATACAGGACTAGAGTCGTGTGATTAATTAACAACTTGTCCCCGACCCCAACTGCCTTCCTGTGGTGGTTGGCACTTCGGGGAAGGGGACAATTCAACCACCACAAGGATACGATATGAGACTTTCTCTTGAAAAGACAAAACAATGTTACGTACCAAACGACCCAGACGGGGCGTTTGTGACAATAAAGCTTCTTACTTTAGACGAGCTTTCTCAGTGCGAAGCGGCTTCTACTGAAATGTCTGTTAACGATGTGACTGGAGCAGCAATGGCATTAGACAGCCACAAGAGAGAAAATGAAGTAGCAAGACGTTGCATTAAGAATTGGAGCGGGTTTTATCTTGCAAACGGAGAGGCTATTGAATACAGCAAATCGAATCTTGCTAAGATGAAAGACTTTGCAATAAACACCGAAGAAGGAAGCGTGCGTTTCAATGCTTGGGTAGACAGAGAACACGCAAAGTTTGCTGAAGAAGTAGAAAAGGAAAGCAAGGACGCCGCAAAAAACTAGAAAAGCTGGCACGTTGGTACGCCACTGCTGATTGTGAGACTTGTGTTGAAACTTTCGGCAGTGAAGACCTTACGCCTTGTGAAATGTGTCGGCCAGGAGTTCATGATTATAACAAGGCGATCCTTGTTCTGTACAATGTTTGCAAAGATCAGCTGATAATGGGAGCCAATGGTCCTATATCAATATCAGATGCAGCAATTGGACATGCAATGAAAGAGTATTTTGACGTAGAAAAGAAAGACAAGCTTTCTTTGTCTTTGTCTGTTAGAAATTTCAGCAGAAAAGTAATAAAGAAGCAGCTGGAGAAAAAGTAATGGCAGAATTGATTCTTGACGTTAGAAGCAATGCACACACGGAGCTTCCTAAAATCAAAAGGAAACTCAATTCTGTTTCTAAAGACGCGGAAAAGCTCAAGACTACGTTCAAGACTATTGACTTTAAAAAAGTCTCTGCTGGCGCTTTTCAACAGCTTTCTAACGCACTTGCCAATGTCTCTAGATTTGCTGCTTCTGCTACTGTAGGGTTTTCTGCAATAAACAGCGAGCTTGAACAGCTTCAAGTAATGTTGGATACCGCTGCTGGAAGCTCAGAAGCTGGAGCAGATGCTTTTGAAAAAATAATCAAGTTCACCGAAAGAGCGCCTTTCTCCATTGATGCGCTTACAGACTCGTTTATTAAATTAAAAACGTCAGGACTACACGATGTTTCTGGCATGATGGACACGCTATCTGACGCTGTAGCTGCTTTTGGTGGAGGTTCGCAAAATCTGAAGTTGGTCACTGTGGCGGTTCAGCAGATGGTTGGTAAAGGCGTCATCTCCATGGAGGAACTAAGAAGGCAGATGGGGGAACAAATTCCTACTGCTATGAGAGCCATGGCTCAAGGGCTTGGAATGACCATGGGCGAGATGATCGGCATAATTGAAGTTGGAGGACTAGAAGCAAAGAAAGGGCTTTCTGCCTTACAAGAAACGCTTGAGAAGTGGCATTCTGGAGCAGCACAAAGAAGAATGGACACTATGCAAGGAGCCTTGACAAGAGTCACTAATCAGTGGAAGCTTTTGGTAAAATCCGTAGGGGACGACAGAGGAGCATTTGCCTCTATGCGCCAAGCAGTGGAGTCTGTGGCGATTGGACTAAAGAAACTTCGAGAGTCTACAGAAGGACAAAAACTCCTTGAAAGCGTCTCAGAATCGATCGCTCAGACTGCCAAAAGCCTGTCTAATCCAGAAGTTCTTCAGTCGTATTTTTTCAATATTGCAGAAGGAATTTCTTTAGTAGGGCGAGCAGCAAGAGGCGTAGGAGGTTGGTTAGGGTATTGGCAAGACTTAGTTGACACGTTCAAAGGCGACATTAGCAAACTTGCTATAGACGAGTTGGGTTTTGATATTCCAGACATTGGCTCTGAAACGTACAACGACCATTATTTAAAAATCAGAGATGACTTGTTGAAAGTTTCTGATGCTTTTAAAAGCATGGGAAGCATTAGCGCAGAAGACTTGGAAACGCCTTTTTCAAAGTTGCGACAAAAGTTCAGTGAAGAAGAGATAGAAGTGATCCAACAAGTTGCTGATTTGAGAGCAAAGGTAGAAAAAGAATTTGGCAAAGAGTTTGAAGTAGGCGATATAGTGTTCGACACGCCTCAAGCGTTGGCAGCTGCTAAAGTATTGGCACAAGAGATCAATCAAGAGCTCAGAGACTCTATAGACGCAATAGACGTGGACGTAAGAGAACTGACGCAAGGCTTCAGTTTACAAGACTCTTTAGACATGCTTGATCAAAGAGCTAAGGAGTTTGCAGCAAGTTTTGATGCAAATTTTGCAGCAGCTACAAAATCTATAAAAGAAAACATAAAAGGGATCGAACAGCAAATAGCGGACGCTAGAGCAAGTTTGCTAAGCACCGAACTGGACCTTGCAGAAGAGATTAGCAGACTTTCTCCTGGAGCACCCGCAGAAGGGTCTAAAGAAGCCTGGCATCAGCAGTTGGCGCTTATCGAGTCTTATAAAGAGAAGGCGGCAGTCTTGTGGGACGCCGGAAAAATAGAGCAGTATCAAGAGTACGTTAGAAGAATAAAAGCTCTCGTAGAAGGACTGCCAGAAGGCGGAATAAAGCAAGAAGCAGACGAAGGCGCTTTGAGACGAAGAGAGACTTATCTCAAGAAGATGATAAAGCATTGGGCCGAAATAAGAGATAAACAAGGTTCAACGCAAGGAAGGTACACTTACAACAAAAAAGTAAAAGAGACGAAGGAAGAGCTTAGGAAACTTCGACAAGAGCAAAAAGACGGAGGAAAAGAGATTGTTTCAGCGGAAGAGATGAGAGCTAAGAAGTTGGAGCAAATCAAATCGATCTACGAATTAATTATCCAAG